AGATAAGATTATGATTCCAGAAGATAAAGAAATAATAAGATTGAGAGAGAAATGGTTTAGGGATAACTATAAACGCTTCGAGAATGAAGTAAAACATAACATCACTAAGACTCAAGGACCAATGAAAGATTATCTCCACGATCTTATCCAAATCGCTACCCTTCAGTTCCTCAATAAACCCCTATCTCAACAATACCAGATGCTGAATGATGATAAAGTACAAGGGTATCTACTTGTTACTTGTAAGATGCATATTCAGTCATCTTCATCCCCCTTCTATAACCAAGTTCGTAAACATAAACTCCAGACTCGTAGTGGTGCTTTGCCTGAGGGTGTTTGGGAACAAAATAATATCGAGAATACTGATTTGTGGGATTGCTACCAGCAGGAAATGGAGAAACTTGGGTTTTATGAGCGTAAGCTTATTGAGGAGAAGTATTTTAATGGGTTGTCTTATGATGACATCCATAAAAAATATCAAATAACTAAAGCATCCCTAATAACTGATATGAAGAAAACATTTGATATTATTAGGAAGAACTGTGAACATTGTACATCAACCCCTAAAGACGAACATTTATGGTAACTTTATATATTATTTTACTTGTTGTTATTTCGCTCGTTATTAACGTGTCAGTTACGTTAGCGATGCCTTATGTGAAGCAACAATGGTCTGCGTTTATAACGCGTATAAAACGCAAAAGAAACACACCTAAACAACCGATAGGTGCTACTCAGTATCTTGAACTATCATCTCGCATTGATGAGATTGAGAAGCGTTTAAATAAACGTCAATCTAATGTTAGGTGGGTTATTAAAGAGGAAATCAAAAACATATTATTAGAACTTAAGAAATAATGGGATTAGAGTTTAAAACAGAAAACGAGCGTAACGCAATCCAAGGACCAAATGGTCCTACACTACCAAAAGTAAACTGCGAGGAAGAACTCGCCCTAATGACTCAGTTTTTAGAGGATAATGGATACATTATGTTGTATGATCATTATAAGGTGATGTTAGCTGAAAAGGCAAAAACAGAGGAGTTGTATAAGAATAATGATGGATTTGAAGAAGTAAACTAATATGGAACTATTATACATTTCAGCGGTAACGCTTTTAGCAGTAAAGTATTTCAGTCCATTGGAGCCAGTAAGACAATGGGTTGTAACTAAACTTGTAAGATTGATGCTTAAACCAAGATTTGGTTGGGTGGATAAGGTTATAACATTAATCACATGTCCAATGTGCGTTAGTTTTTGGTCTACTTTGCTTATAACGCATTCACTTGGGAAAGCCGCCGTAGTGGCTATTTTAACAAGAATAATCGATTTAATAATAGAATATTTGCAGTATGGAAATAAGTAAGACTGATGCTGAGTGGATGCTTACGCATTATGAGAGAATCCGTGGTTATGGTAGGGTAGCTGATTGGATTAATGATCATTGTAGGGTTATGAGTATTATTAAGGGTAAGGAAGTATCGCGTCCATCTTGTGGGTGTGAGTTTGGTTCGTATGCTCGTATGGCTAACTCAATGTATGAGCAGCATTTAGCTGAAATCCAAGCAGCAGCAAATCCAGTTGTCGAATCAAAAACAAGTACGCGTGCCAAAAAAACAACCAAAGGGTAAGTATAATACACTTAAAAGGTGGGAGAAGGCTACTGATCGTAAGTTTGTTAATATAGATAACATTGATATGCTTATATACAACGATAAGGATATATTACATTTATATGATAGAATGGACAGCCTATACACAAGGAAAGAAGATGCAAATGCCAAAGTTGGTAGACCTAAAAAGAATCGAGATGCATAATATGTATTGATATACAATACCCATATAATATGGCTGGAGAAAAACTCGATAAGAATGAAGTAGATGATAGAATCACTACGTGCTTTGAACTAAGGTTCAAAAATGATCCCCCTATGCTCCAACGAGAATGGATAAAATATTGTAAAAAACATTACGGAGACAAGAGTGAACAACAATATCACTGGTATTGGGCCCAAGCAAAAGACAAATACGATGAAGGGTGGAGAGCAAAACTAAATAAAATGCTCGACCCAGCTATGAACGAGTTATTTGGTTTATTAGGTAGTGATGATGAGAAGATCCGTCAACGCGCTATTGATCAAATCGTTAAGTATACTGGTAATGATATTCAAAAGATAGAAGCTAAAATACAAGGTGATATTCAGTTAAACTGGGGTAATGACCCTGGTTTACAAAAGCTTGAAGAATGAACGTTACTTTATTTACCCCACATAAGGGGCAGTTACAAGTTATAAATGGTTTTGCTGATTCACCCCATAAGTTTGGGGTAGTTTCAACTGGAAGACAGTATGGTAAGAGTTTGTTAGCTCAAAACTTAATGCTTTACTGGTTATTAGGTAATAGTAATCATAAGGGAGCTTGGATAGCTCCAATCTATAATCAGTGTAAAAAAGTATTTAATGAAATAACAAATGTAACAAATGAACTTATTACTAAGCAAAATAAAGCTGACCTTACTGTCGAGTTCGTCAATGGCAGTAGTTTACAGTTTCTATCAGCCGATAACTATAACAATATTCGTGGTTTTTCTTTTCATTTCATGGTGTTGGATGAATCAAGCTTCATTAAAGAAGAAGCGGTTAATGAAGCCATTTTTCCTACTTTATCCGCCATTGGAAAAAAATGCTTGATTATTTCTACACCTAAAGGTAAAAACTGGTTTTATAGCGCATACCTTAAGGGACTCAACGAGGGCGGTGATTATGTTTCGTTCCGCGGTATATCAACGGATAACCCATATATTTCACAAGATTTTATCAATGAGCAAGCCAAATCATTACCTGAACAGATATTCCGTCAAGAATACTTAGCAGAGTTCACTGATGCAGGTAGTGATGTATTCACAAATGTTGATAATGTATGTATATTAAATGGATGGACTGAACCCAGAAACGGAGAAAAATATTTCGCAGGCATTGATTTTGGCATCTCAAACGATTACAGCGTACTCACCATTGTATCTGAATCTGGACGAGTTGCTAATATTGCACGAATCAATGGCTCCTCTTATGCAGAGGTCGCGAAGCGCTTTATCACAATCCTTAAGCATTATAGAATCACAGCAGGCTATGCAGAGATTAATGGACCTGGACTCCCTGTCTATGAACTAATCCATAGTGAGGTTCGTAATCTAAGAACATTTACTACCACTAATGAATCTAAGAATCAAGGTATAAGAACGTTGATTTACGACATTCAAGAGGGAGTATTGGAGCTCCCACATAAGGATTTCTTCCCGCATTTATATAACGAACTTAACGCGTATTCCTACAAGGTAAATCCAACTGGTACTATCTCATTTAATGCTCCAAGTGGGTATTTTGATGATACAGTTATGTCATTGATGCTGGCTAATGAAGCACGTACTAAATCAGTAGTTAAGAAATCAAGTATATACATTGGTGCCCCTAAAATGGATATGCAAACTCGTGTAAACTGGGGTATATAAAACGTGCCTATTAGCTTTTTTGTTCGTACCTTTACCTTAAACATTAACTTAACATGTCACAAATGAAAAGAATAGGAGTTATATTATGTAGCAAATCAAAACAAGATTACGCTTGTAGTGTTAGAGAGATGTATGATTGTTCTATATCATTCAAAGCACGTCGTATCTTTATGGATTTAGCTTATGATGAATGGTATGTAAATACTACATCTAAAGGATTTATGGACCCATCTATGACAATAGAACCATACGATAGCTGGTATATCCAAGAAGCACGTATGATGAAGGGTAATATTGTTACTGATAAAATGATTGATGAATGGATTAATAAACTAAAACATCAGTTCCCCAATCGTAATGATATTCAGTTAGATTGTCATTTATCTCTCCCATACTATAATAAGTTAAAAGAAATATTCCCTAACTGTAGATACATTAAACCCCAACAAAACTTTACTGTTACAGCATGGCGTTATCACGATGCTACAGAAATGTTATTACAAGGTAAATCATTAAATGAATGTATTGATTTTATTGAAGCACCACATATTAAACAACGCCCTACAGAAACTGAAAAATGGTTTTACCACGCTAATGGAGATACATTTTATGGTAAAGCTTGGTCACTATCCAGCAAATATAATATTGACAATGGTTCGTGTTATGGATTAAGTATGGGAACAAATGACATTACTTATGGGTGGGTTACTGATGAATCATTAGTTAAATACATCTATACTACTCCAGCTGGACAATATAGATTACCTAAGGAATATAAAAAACCCAAATCATATCAAAAACGAGGGGGGTTACGTGAAGCATTAGAAGATTTAGAAATAATATTTTTATAAATGGAAACAAACTTAAACTTATACGAAATCCAAATCGTTAAAGAATATAACGGTAGTAAAGTAGATGATAAAGCGCTGGTAGCTAAAGTGATTGGTAAGGATGAAACATTCCACCTATTCATCCTCCCTAACTATCAAGAACGCTGGGTTAGATTTGGATGTGATAGTAATACTGAGTTTGCACAACAAGTAACTCAGTTAATGATGGAATCAGGTGAGGCTGAACATTTGATTAAACAAGTATACGATAACTGCTTTGGTGTTAAGATTGAGGGTTCACTTAATACACTTGATATGCCAGCAAATGACGAAGTTACTTATACTTTGTTAAAGTAAACTTGGCTGTATAAATATCCCTTCGTATATTGGGGGTATAATAATAAAATGTCACAAATGAAAAAGGAAACAAAAGAGTTCAAAAACCAAGTTCGCGAAGCATATATGATTGCTCTGCGTTTAGAAAATCTATACTTTACTGATGGTTACCCTAAAATGAGTAAACATACAAAAGAAAATGTATTGTATGAGTTAAAACAAACCATTAAGGACCTAAACCAAGTTATTAATCGTTTAGAAAAATAAGTTATGAAAACATTAGTATTCCTTAGTTTAGTTACCTTAATCTGGTTTGGTCTTAAACCTAAAAAATAATAGTTATGAATAACAACACAACACACGAATCGATTGTTCGTCAATCATCACTTAAAGCAGCCGTTGACTACGCTAACGGCCAAGGATTAAAAGTATCACTTACTGAACTACTTGGTATTGCGATGAGTTTTACTGAATACGGGTTAACAGGTGATTACCAAATAGCACAAAAAGTTGAAAGTAAACTTGCCCAATCAAAATAGGGGTTATATATTATATCGATTGTTTGATTCAAATAAAAACTGGTCTTTTCTGTCATTTTCTTCATAGTTTTTTCCCCCTGCGTTTGGTGACATGAACGTAGGGGGTTTTTTTCTATTTAAGAGACTAAAACCAAAACGCATAGTATTTATTAACGTATGAATATAGATTTTCCAAAATATTTAAGTATCAAGAACTGGAAGTATTTTAAGTCCTTAGAAGAAGGTACAAATACAACCAAAATGGTTAACTTCATCTCTTACCTAACTGATAAATCAGTAGATGAGATAGCACAAAACCAACCAAATGATATCCAGCAAACCTACATTGCTATATTAGAGCAGTTTAAGGATGTAGATGCTAAGTTCTTTCCCATCATAGAAATAAATGACGTTCTATACGGGTATAACCCCATTTCTAAGATGACTATTGGCGAGTATATGGACATTGAGAGACTCGCTAAAGACACCGAAGCAAATATGGAAGAAATAATGGCTATTCTCTATCGTCCAATCACAAAACATTCATTCAAAGGTGTTAAATGGAACTTCGTTAAAACATTCAAGATTGGATTTGGTGAAGTAGAAAATCTATTCAAATACTATCAAGTAGAAAAATACGATTCTAATGTGAGAGCTGAACGAGCTGATATAATGAAAGACATTCCAGTATCGTTCGCCTTAGGCGCATTTAGTTTTTTTTTAGTTCTCGCAAGCAGCTCCTTAATAGGTACACAGCTCTCTTCGCTCCCCAAACAACAAAAGAAGAAGATGATGAACCAAGTGAAGGAGTTAGTTACGGTACCCATTGGGGATGGTTTGCTACAGTTTATCACTTATCTAAAACATCCATCCTTACAATCACAGGAGATAACAGTATCACAGATTTGAACTTACCCTTTACACTTAACTATTTAGCTATTGAAAGTGATTATAATAAAGAAGTAGATAAGGCAAGAAAGGCAGCTCAACAAACATATACAAAAATACGATGAACGAGAAACAAAAGTTAGCTATTAGAGCAATGTATAATGAAGGTAGAAATGTAAATCAAATCGCCGCCATTTATATGGTTTCAGTTGCTCAAGTAAACGCTATATTAGACGAAAACATTGTGGTAAAACCTACCAAATCTAAAAAAGCATCATTAGATGAAAACCTATAAAGAAATAGTAGAGCAGTTCCAAGCAGCTTGTAATGCCCACTTAGCAATCAAAACATTTGCTGAGGGGTCACTTGATTACTTGGATGCTTCATCTCAAAATATAAAATACCCTTATATATTTTTACGTCCACTTACTTCACCTGGTATTAACTTAGATGCTAATGGTGTTAGTGGTACTCGTACTTTAACATTTGAGATGTATTCATTGGATGTTCCTAAGTTGAGTGATGCCTCACCATTAAAGTTAAAAAGCGATACTGAACAATATGTTTATGATATCATTGCTTACTTTAACTTAGGTTCAGTACAACAAACAGAGTGGATTACATTACAAAACATTACCCCAGTTGATGAGGCATTCAACGATAGAGCCTATGGTTGGACTGCTGTTATTAACTTCAATGACACTTATGTTTTAGATTATTGCGCTTATCCATCATTAGTACAAAACGGATAATATGGCTGTTCAACCTGTTAAGTTCATAGCATTAACCGAGGAGTTAGAAAAAATGGCTCTTGATTATCAAAAGTATGCTCAGCGTACTCTTGAAAAAAATGGTAATGATGTAACAGGTAGATTAAAGAACTCTATTAAAGTACAACCAGCACGTGTTGAGAAGAATGGCCAAATAGTGGTACCTGTTACCATGTTGAAGTATGGCGATTGGGTAGATGATGGTGCTGAAAGAGGTAGAGGAGGACAACCACCTGTTCAAGATATAGAACAATGGATAAACCTAAAACGTATTTCAGTCCCTAAGCAGTTTAAGGATGTAACGCAGTTTGCTTGGGCTATTGCTAAAAATATTAAAAATAGAGGACAACGTTTCCGTAGAGCGTATCCATTTATTAACCCAGCACTTAACTATGCTGTAGAACAAAACATACAACCAGTAGCAAATGCCGCAGCATTAGACATAACATTTTCATTACAGAAATCAATAAATCAATCAGCGAACTTAAAATAAGATGGCTATTCTCATTACACAGAATCCTACTATCCCTAATATGGCGAATAACACATTGTTATTCACTGTAACATCAAGTCAATCATCGCAACCGCAGTTTCAATACGTTGCTGATTTAACTTATAGTGGTAGTGCTACAGTATTACAAAGAATCAAACAACAACCTAACCCAAGTAGTTATGGTGTGTTTGACTTTGGACAAATCATTTCTAACTATTTGGAAAGTGATAATAGCTGGAAATCAGCTCCATTCACAACAGCAACAAATGTTGCTAAACGATTCCAAGTTAAGATGGGTGAAGAATATGCTTCATCTATTAGTGGTTCACCTTTGTTGTATACAGGATATGGACCAAGTGGTAATCCAGCTGTTACTGCTTCTGCTATTCCTTATTTGTATACTATTAATGGTTTAGTTGATCCATACGATAAGGTAAACTGGAACTTCCCATCAGCATCTTATTATACTGCTACATCAGCAAGTGCGGCTACTACTTTTAGTTATCAACACGCATTAACAAACGCACCATTGTCTCAGTCAATACAGGACGGAGAATACGCTACTATATCGGTTATAAACGGCAACTTCGATAACAGCGATGCATTTGCCCAAGACATATATTGGATGCAAGTAAACGTGTATAATAGCGCTGGTTCAAATATTCAAAACTTTGATTGGTTCAATACTGATGGTAATGGTGGAGGTCCAAGAACAACATTTAGTGATTATTGGTTTGATAGTGGAACATACGATGCTCAAACAGCAGGTACTCAGTTACTAACAATAGGAGTAGGTCCACAAAACTTTGATGATGCTGGACAAACATTAAATACATCTTGGGCTTATTACACTGTTAAGTTATTAGGTCAAGGTGATGATGGTTTAGAAAATAATAATGGTGTATATGCTAACCTTAGATACGTAAAAGAAGGAGCACAATGCGGATACGATGGTGTTAGATTCGCTTGGAAAAATGAGTTTGGTGTATGGGATTACTATACATTCA